GTCAAAGACCAAAACAAGGTCAGGTGATTTATTGACTTCACTTCAACTTATACCAGGCCCCATCGGTGAAATAGCAAGTAAGTTTAATGGAGCAATATCTTTATTAAAACAATTTTCAGGTTTTTCATTAAAGGATTTAACCTTCCAATTCAAGGAAACATTTGATGATGTAAAAGAAATTGGAACCCAGTTGTTTAAGACGATGGGTATTACCAAAATCTATGAGACAGTAAATAATGCTTTAGCAAGGTCATTCGTAGCGGTTGGAGTAGGAGAACAGGCGGCTGCTGCGGGAGCAAGGGCATTCTCAGCGGCATTAGTTACCACAGGTATTGGTGCTTTGGTTGTTGCGTTAGGATTTGCGGTTAATGCGTTAATTGATTATTTAAGTGCGACTGAGGATTCTACTGCTGCGAATGAGGCACTAAATGCGACAATAAAGGAACAAAATAGATTATTTGAGGTCAACCTTAAAGCAATTGATAATGCTACAAAATTAAATACTGCCCGAGCAAAAGCCGCAGGGGCAAGTGAAGAGGAATTATTCAAGATTACACAAGAAGGAGGTAAGGCGAGGCTTGATGAACTCAAAAGACAAGATCAAGCATTATTTGAGCAAGCACAACAAATAATAAAAAATGAAGAAATTGATGCGGAGACAAAAAAGAAATTAAGAGAAGAAAATGCTGCTCAACAATTAGCCCTCAATCAACAAATTATAGACCAAAGCCTTGCTCTTGAAATTGCTGGTTTGGAGTTTTCCGCACAACAGAGAGATAAGGCTAATCAAAAAGCACTTCAACAAAAAGCGAAAAATAATGCAGACCAAGAAAAAGAAGATGCTGATGCGGCAAGAAAAAAACAAGCGGCAGATGCGATAAACTTGGAAGCAGAGTTGTCATTATTATCAGATAGAGATAGGGAACTCAAGGAAAGACAAATGAGATTTGATAAAGAAAAAGCCGCTTTAATAGAAGCAGGTTTTACAGATTTTATCAATCTTGAATCAGAATACTACCAAGACCAATTAAACATCAACGCCAAGTTTGATAAGGAATTATTAGAACAAGAACAAAAGGCGATTGATGAAAGAAAGGCTGCTCGTAAAGAAGATCAAGATTCTTATTTTGAGTTATTACAACAAACCTATGACGTAGAAAGTCAAAAACTTTTAGAACGACTCGGACAATCACAGGAATATTTTACAAAACAAAAAGAGTTAGATACACAATATCAAACTGATTTACAATTTGGACGAGAGAGAGATTTAATCAATCAAAGTCAATATACTCAAGGAACAGCGGATTTAACAAACGCTAGAAATGAATTAAGTACTCAAGAGACGAATGCTAGACTTCAGGATTTAGAATTGGTTGCTAATGCGTTAAATGCTTTTTCACAATTAGCAGGTGAGAATACCAAGATAGGAAAGGCATTAGCAATTGCGACTACGACTATTGATACATATATAGGGGCTCAAAAAGCATTTAATTCACAATTAACACTTACACCTGATTCTCCAATTAGAGCAGCAATTGCGGCAGCAACAGCAGTTATAGCAGGTCTTGCTAGAGTTCGTAGTATCGTACAAACAAAAATACCTAACTCAACATTATCAACATCAACATCAACACCACAAGCACAGGCTCCCCAACCGATACAAGTTGTTGCAAGAAGAAATCAAGGTGGTTTCGTATTTGGTAATGGAGGATCAATAACTGACTCCATACCAACGATGTTGTCTGATGGGGAGTTTGTTATGAATGCTAGATCATCAGCATTATTCTCACCTATGTTGAGTGCTATGAATAATATGGGTAATTTACCAAATACAGCATTACCAATATCATCAGGTAATCAATCTTTAGTTGATGTTGTTAATCAAACTATTAGTTCAAGACCTATTAGAACTTATGTTACAGCACAAGATATGTCTAACCAACAACAATTTGATAGAACCATAAAATCAAGGTCGTTGATATAATGGCATAACATAGAATAAAATATATTTAATATAGAATGAAAATCGTAGAACTCTTAATAGACGAAGATTTTGAGGAATCAGGGATAGAAGCAATATCTTTGGTTTCAACACCAGCACACGAGGAAAATTGGATTGCCTTTAATAGTCAAAATGATGGTACAACTTGCCAAGAATGTATTGTAGGGGAGAACTCCGTAACATACAGAATTGTGGAGGATGACTTCTGTTCTTCCAATCCTCTTTTAGATACATTAGGGGAGTCCTACAACGACTTAATTAGTCAAGGGTGGGTGATTAGTCGTGTGGAACAGATGAACCCCGAGAGGATACTTAAAATGAGTCGTGAGAGGTTCTCCGATCCTAATGCTGAATCATACGAAGACACAGTCCAATTTAGAATTAGATTCAAGTATGTTGGGCCGAGAGACAACAAAAATAGACAATTCTGTGCTGATATGCTAGCAAAAAACAGAGTGTATAGAATGGAGGATATAGAACAATTATCAAACCCCGAGTTTGGTAATTATGATGTTTTTCGGTGGCGTGGAAATTTCAATTGTAGGCATACTTGGGTTAAACTGGTATTCCAACCAGAAGGTAAGATTAGAAACTCTGGTGATTCAACTAGAGGTCTAATACAAACAGACCCATTATCAACAGGATTACAACCTGATACAAGACCAGAGGCAACAATCAATTCTCCAACACCACAGAATCAGTGGAAACCAGGAATGCCAAGAACAGGCCCTAATTTGTTTGCTGAAGACAAAGGACTTGAAGATGCTTGTTGGGAGGGATATGAAGCAATTGGAACAAAGATACTAGATGGTAAAGAAGTTCCGAATTGTGTTCCAATTAAGATGACCGAAGATGATTTTGCTGAAGCGATAAATGATTATCCTGAAGGTGTAAAGAATGCCGCAGCAAGAGCAGTCAAATACGCAGAGGAGAATGGTTGGGGTTCTTGTGGAACTCAGGTGGGAAAAACCAGAGCATCGCAGTTAGCCAAGGGTGAACCCATTTCAGTTGACACGTTGAAGCGTATGTATTCCTATTTATCAAGACATAAGGTTGATTTGGAGACATCAAAAGATTACAAAAGTTCCTGCGGAAAATTGATGTATGATAGTTGGGGGGGTGAAGCCGCATTAAGTTGGTCTGAAAGAAAACTCAAACAACTTGAAAACGAAAAAATGACTTTTGCTGTCGCTAGTGAAGACAAGATGATTATTGTTGGAGCAGCGATGATACCGAATAAGATGATACATAGATATGATATGTTTGGAAACAAGTATTATGTCTATTTCTCAAAGGATTCTATTAGAAAAATGGCTAATAGATTCTTAAAACAAAAAAGGACTGACGAAACCTCCATAGAACACAACGGAATTAAGTTGGGTTCAGACAAGGTCTATGTTACTGAAAGTTGGATTAGCGAAGACCCCATCAGGGACAAATCAGCCAATTATGGTTTTGAGTTGCCTGCTGGTACTTGGTTCGTGATGATGAAGGTAGAAGACCCAAAAGTATGGAAACTTGTTAAAGAAAATAACTTGAGTGGATTTTCAGTTGAAGGTCTATTCAAGGAAAAAGCAGTTTTTTCCAAACAGGAAGAACAAATAAACCAAATAAAACAACTATTAAAATCAATATAAGATGAATAGTAACAAAACCCTACAAAAAATTAAGCAGATTTTGGGTCTATCTCCACAGGTATTCTTTGAGGCTAAAACCGATCAAGGAGTTACTATGAAAATGGAGGGAGAACTAGAATTAGGGTCTTTGATATATGTTGCTACAGAGGAGGGTTTAATCCCCGCACCTGCTGGCGACCATATGTTACAAGACGGAACCAAGATTGAAGTAGATGAGGATTCTAAAATCACCAAGATTGATATGGGTGGAATGGAAGAAGAAGATGACGATGAAGGAGAAATTGAAGAGATGTTCGCAGATGTTAAGTTGAAAGACGGAATGATTATGCGAGTTGAAGGTGACGAGCCAACTGTGGGTCGTTTAACCAAGAAGGTTTCTTATGATGGCGCTTTACTACCATTTACCGATGGAACTTATGAGACCGCTGATGGAAAGATGATTTCTATTGTCGGTGGTGAGATTAAAGGCATCAAGGTTAAAGGTAAGGACGAATCATTCGTAATTGCTGAAACCGCACAAGGTGCTAAAGTGGAATCCAAAACCTTTGATGTTGGTGAAGAAGTATTCGTTCTTGATGGTGATTCTAAAGTACCTGCTCCTGATGGTGAGCACCAAGTTGTCCTAAAGGATGAGAGTGGTAATGAGGTAAAGATTAGAGTTATTACCAAAGATGGTATTATTACCGAAAGAGAGAATGTTGAAGAAGAAGATATGGCGGCTGAAAAGATTGCTGAACTTTTTTCTCAAGCATTAAAAAATCTTGAATCAAAAATTGATATTCTAGTATCAAGACAAACACAACTAGAAAACAAAGTCCAAAAGTTTGCTAAAGAACCTGCGGGCGACCGAGTATTTACTCAAAAAACTTTCACCGAATCAAAACCTGAAAATGATCGTATTGAATCGTTTAGAAGATTAAGAGAGGCGATGAATAAAAACTAAACTAAAACTAATTTATTATCAAAATGAAAAAATTAACTAAAATGAACTTTAACTACGACCTTGGCGGATTGTCAGCGTACGTAGACCAACTTTCATCTGATATTATATCTGAAGCAGTATTGTCCCCTGTGACTATGTCTTATGTTAATGTTGTTCCTGGTATTAAAGGAACTCAAAATGTAAACTTATTAAAGGAGACATTATCAGTACAAACTGGTACAACTTGCGGATGGAACGATGCGGGTGATGTAACATTTGAGGCTGTACCTTTAACAGTACAAGCACTTAAAGTAAACCAATCTTTATGTTTGGAGCAACTAAACACTTTATGGTTAGGTCAGTATCTTAATGCTGGTTCATACAACGAAACTGCACCATTTGAGCAGGCTATTGTTGACCTTCAGACAAAACAAATCAAGAGATAT